ATGGTTAGGAATCGGCGTTTGCCTTCAGTTATGAGTCATTCTTTCGCGCAAGTCCCATCAGCGCGAATTCAGAGAAGTTCTTTTGATAGATCTTGTGGTTTAAAAACTACATTCGACGCCGGTTACCTAATCCCTATCTTTTGTGATGAAGTTCTCCCTGGAGATACTTTCTCCTTGAAAGAGGCGTTTTTAGCACGTATGGCAACGCCTATCTTTCCTCTTATGGATAATTTGCGTTTAGATACGCAGTATTTCTTTGTTCCTCTTCGACTATTATGGTCGAATTTTCAAAAGTTCTGTGGAGAACAAGATGATCCTGGAGATTCTACAGATTTTCTTACCCCAATTTTGACCGCTCCTCAGAATGGTGGTTTTGCTGAAGGATCGATCCATGATTATCTTGGTCTACCTACTAAAGTTGCAGGAGTTCAATGTGTTGCGTTTTGGCACAGAGCTTACAATTTGATTTGGAACCAGTACTATCGTGATGAAAATATTCAGGATTCAGTTGAAGTGCAAATGGGAGATACCACTGCAGATGAAGTGAACAATTATAAGCTTCTTAAGCGCGGGAAGCGTTATGATTATTTCACTTCATGTCTCCCTTGGCCACAAAAAGGTCCTGCAGTGACAATCGGAGTTGGAGGTATTGTTCCTGTTCAAGGTTTAGGAATTCAATGGGGCGGTTCTACAGGTCCAAATCCTATAACTGCTTCTGATTGGAGAGATTCCGTTAATCCTACATATGTAAATTCTGCAACGCAGACGCCTACAGGAACGAATAAGATTTTGAGTTATGGTCAGGCGTATTATATTAAGAAGCCTGGAGAACCAGCTACAGATCCTGCACCTAGGGCTTATGTAGATTTAGGTTCGACTTCTCCTGTGACGATTAATTCTCTTCGTGAAGCTTTCCAATTGCAAAAGCTTTATGAGAGAGATGCCCGTGGTGGAACAAGGTACATTGAGATTATTCGTTCCCATTTCAATGTGCAGTCTCCAGATGCAAGGTTGCAACGTGCAGAGTATCTTGGAGGTTCTTCAACTCCTGTGAATATTTCTCCGATTCCACAGACTTCCTCAACAGACTCCACATCTCCTCAAGGAAATCTTGCTGCTTATGGTACAGCGATTGGATCGAAGCGAGTCTTCACAAAGTCCTTCACAGAACATGGTGTAATCCTTGGATTAGCCTCTGTACGCGCCGATCTCAACTATCAGCAAGGTTTGGATAGGATGTGGTCACGAAGAACGCGCTGGGACTTTTACTGGCCTGCTCTTAGCCATTTAGGTGAGCAAGCTGTGCTCAATAAAGAGATCTATTGCCAAGGTCCTGCAGTTAAGGATGCTCAGAATGGCAATGTTGTTGTGGATGAGCAAGTCTTTGGATATCAGGAGAGATTTGCGGAGTATCGCTATAAGACTTCGAAAATTACTGGCAAGTTCCGATCAAATGCTACAAGTTCTTTAGATTCATGGCATTTAGCTCAGGAATTTGAGAATCTTCCAACACTTTCTCCGGAGTTTATCGAAGAAAATCCTCCTATGGATCGTGTTCTTGCTGTAAATACTGAGCCAGATTTTCTTTTAGATGGCTGGTTTTCATTGCGTTGTGCAAGACCAATGCCTGTCTACTCTGTTCCAGGCCTCATTGATCATTTCTAATTTCTACTCAGTTTTCCGATTTGATAAAGCAAACTCACGTTCGTAGATAAGTGAGTACGGTGAAGACCAAAACGGAAAGCTGAGGCGTAAAAATGTGGAGAATTTATGAATCCCGAACAACTTACGAACACTCTCGGTTCAGCAGTTTCTGGAGTTGCGCAAGGATTATCCTTTCTCCCTGGAATAGCTTCCGGAGTTTTAGGATATCTTGGTGCACAAAAGCAAAATGCCACTGCGAAGCAAATTGCTAGAGAGCAAATGGCTTTTCAGGAGCGCATGTCTAACACGGCATACCAACGTGCCATGGAAGACATGAAGAAAGCTGGCCTTAACCCTATGTTAGCTTTTTCTAAAGGCGGTGCTTCTTCTCCTGCAGGAGCGTCATGGTCTCCGAATAATCCTGTAGAAAATGCGATGAATTCTGGCCTTGCCGTGCAAAGACTTACTTACGAACGTAAGAAAATGCAGGCAGAGCTTCAGAATCTTCGTGAGCAGAACCGTTTGATTAGAAATCAAGCAATACGTGAAGGCTATCTCGCAGAACGAGATAAATATATGCGTGTTGCTGGAGTTCCTGTGGCCACTGAGATGTTAGATAAGACTTCTGGTCTTATCTCATCTTCAGCTAAGGCATTTAAGAATCTTTTTTCAAGAAAAGGAAGGTAGATGTTTAAGTCGGCATATTCCGAAAAAAAATCTGTAAAGATGAAGTTCACACAGAAATCTTTGACGCAGCAACACAACAAAGATGAGTGTGATATTAACAACATCGTCGCAAAACTCAACGCTACAGGCGTTTTAGAGCACGTAGAGCGACGATCTCCACGTTATATGGACTGTATGGACCCTATGGAGTATTCCGAGGCTCTAAACGTCGTTATTGAGGCTCAGGAGCAATTTGACTCTTTACCAGCCAAAATTCGTGAACGTTTTGGAAATGATCCAGAAGCGATGCTCGATTTCTTGAGCCGTGAAGAAAATTATGAAGAAGCAAAGGCGTTAGGTTTTGTTTATGAAGATGGAACTTCTGGAGCACCTCAAACATTTTTTGAAGCTGATCCTAAAGATGATCAAAATGTGGCAAACCAAGAACCTGGATTAGCCCAAAAATGAGCAAATTTTGTGCAAAAAAGTGTGCAAAAAAATGTGCAAAAAATGGGCCAAAAATTGCCCCCAAAATCGGAGCATTTTACGAGAGAAAAACACCAGCGTGTAACAGTCTTACTTGATCTGTTACACGCCTGGTGGTCGGAATTGTAAGGAAATTTTTTAAAACTAAGCCCTATTTAGGGCCCAAAATTTAAGCTTAAAATGAGGTTAAAAAATGGCACGAAGATACAGACTTTCGCGACGCAGAAGTCGACGACTTTTTTCAAGAACTGCATTAAGAATGCATCGAAGAAATAGACTTCGAAGAATTATGCGTGGCGGCATTAGGTTTTAGTTTTGGATGTTAAGGAAATCTTTAAGGTTATGCTAAATTAGCTGCTATGTATAATTTGGCTCGTGACGAATGTATGTCATATTCGCACCGTTTACAATTACACAGCAGTTGAAGGCTTAGACGTTGATTTTTAATGTCTTAGCCTTCATTTTTGGTTTAGTGTGATTGCAAATGAGGTGCTCATGACGTGCATTTCTCCTTTTGTATGTTTTATAGATCCTTGTAACCAGCTCTGGTTTCCCAAAGGTGAGAAGTCTTCTAAACCTTGGGATAAAGTCCGTGAATTAAATGCTTTTGAGCAAACGCAACCTGAAGAGTATCGAAAACGTTGGATTTTGATGCCTTGCCGTAGGTGCAAGTTTTGTAGAGTGCAGAATGCAAAGATTTGGTCGTATCGTTGCATGCACGAAGCGTCTTTATATTCTCAGAATTGCTTTTTAACTTTGACTTATGAGGATCAGCATCTTCCAGAGAATGGTTCTCTGGTAAGAAATCATCCGACTTTGTTTCTTAGGCGATTGAGAGAGCACATTTCTCCTCATAAGATTCGTTATTTTGGATGTGGTGAATATGGATCGAAATTACAAAGGCCTCATTATCATCTTCTTATTTATAATTACGATTTTCCTGATAAAAAGCTCTTGAGTAAAAAGCGTGGCAATCCTCTCTTTGTTTCTGAGAAGTTAATGCAGCTTTGGCCGTATGGATTCTCTACAGTGGGATCTGTAACGCGGCAAAGTGCAGGTTATGTAGCGCGCTATTCTTTGAAGAAAGTGAGTAGAGATATTTCTCAAGATCATTATGGTCAAAGACTTCCGGAGTTTCTTATGTGTTCTCTTAAACCAGGAATAGGAGCGGATTGGTATGAGAAATATAAACGCGATGTCTATCCTCAGGATTATCTTGTTGTGCAAGATAAAGGGAAGTCTTTTACGACGCGTCCTCCACGTTACTATGATAAGCTACATTCTCGGTTTGATCCGGAAGAGATGGACGAGGTCAAACAAAAACGTGTAGAGAAAGTCATGGCTTTGCCTGAGCTATCTCAGGATAAGGCTGAGGTGAAGCAATATATTTTCAATGACCGTACGAAGAGACTCTTTAGAGACTATGAGGAGGAGAGTTACTAAACTTTTTTAAAAAATAGGAGCTTTTTTCAATGAAAGTTTTTACAGTGTTTGATATTAAGACGGAAATTTATCAGCAGCCTTTTTTTATGCAGGCTACGGGAGCGGCAATCAGAGCGTTTTCCGATATGGTAAATGAGGATCCTACAAAGAATCAATTTGCCGCGCATCCTGAAGATTACATTCTCTATGAGATTGGATCTTACGATGACTCTACTGGAACTTTCATTCCCTTAGATGTGCCTAAAGCCTTAGGAACAGGCTTGGATTTTAAGCACAAACAGTAGGGAAGAT